TCTGTACATCTTGCGTTTGTTGCTTTCTTAGCTTTAAGAATTGTAAACTGAGAAGCATTGAATGTGCAATCAAAGTTAAGGTCTGTCACTTGTATCTGTAGCTGACTATCAACTAATAAAGCTGTGATAAAACCTATATGAGAGGTGTTAATGGTGCTTATCAATCCGTTGATGATACTTGACTGAGTAGCACCAGCACCACTGTTGTAGACAACAGAAACAGGTGCGTTATTAACACCAAGAACCTGATAAGTAAACGAATAGTTCGTGCTGCTTGCCACCGTTGTGGGGATAACTTGGATAGCGGAACACGCTGTTTCGTTTAACACCACATTCTCTTGAAACTCAAACACTTTGTTTGTATTAGCACTTCTTACATAACTACCGACAGGGATTGTAATACCATAATTACCTCTACTAACCAATCTTGCTTGTGATGGTGTAGCTAAGTTTCTAACAACACCACCTAAAGCGCAAAGTTGTTCAAGAGCTACACCTGTTGCTTGGTTAATATCAAAAGCTGAATATGTCGCTTGTGCTGTTTCCCAAAGCTCTGCCAGTGGTGCTGCAACAATACTAATCCATCTACCTAACACACTATTGTCTGTAGTGTCTAATACATCACCAACACCTAAAGAGGGGCTAAACTTAGTAACAGCACTAGCCTTCAAAGATGCAATAATCTCATCTAATCGTTTAACAGAAAATCCTGTGCTGCTTAATCCAGCCATTGTTTTGTCCTCAAATTGTTAAATCAACAACAGCATAGAAGCCATCTAATGTTCTAGCTTTGAAAGAGATGTTGAGCTTTCTTAATGCGTTATCATACACACTGTTGTATTCAGCTAACTGTAACACTTCTTGCTCTTGTAATATCTCTGATTGTATGATAGTGTCCACTGTTGATTTGTTTCTATTCTTACCAAGTATTTGACCAAAGTAGTCAATACCTAAATTCTCGTCTAAGAACCATTCACCCCTGAATGTTCTCAGTCTAATCAACAATCTTTGTGCTAAGTTTTCGGAAGTAGATGTGGTGAGTTGGCTTGATACAGCAGAGCGTAAAGACGACTCACTACCACCACCATAAGCCACACCGTAGTCAATACCGTACCCATATTCATCAACAGTGTCTGTGATTGTTGTGGTAGCAGATAATACTACATCACCTGTTGTTTGGTCTAATTTAATATCCATATCTCACCTATTAAGGGGTAGGTATATCAATTTGACAACTACCTATAGAGTTCATCTTGTCTGTGATTGCTTGCGTTAGCTCCGCAATTTTCAATGTAATTGCTGCAACTTGAAGTTGCAAACTTGTGTACGGTGCGACAAGAGGTTTAATAACAGCATCAATCAACCCTTCTATCCATTCAATCACTTCGCTTGGTGTAGTTGGGGGGTCTATCAATGCTTGAAGCGGTAATAAATTGTTGAGTTGAGAACTAATAGCTGACAATTCAGCTTGGATTGATGCAAATACACCATCTACTACTTCTTGTAACGATTTACAATCAGTGACACTGTTTACCGAGTCAATGTAAGCGTCATATTGTTGTGTGTTAATAACACTACTACCCTGTGGATTCATACTTCTCACCTAAAATATATTTGAGACAATACCATTAACTACTGTGACAACTTGACCCGTTGGTGTAGTAAAGCTACCTGTTGCGCCTGTGCCAACGCTTACATTCCCTTTGGCAGATAAACTAGAGTCAATGTACATATCGTTTCCGTTTACCTCTATTTTACCACTACTTTTAACTCTAATCTCACATTCATTTGATTTACCGATGTTATGGGCAATAACAACATCTGTTGTGCTATGTGGTAATGTTCTGTTAGATTGTTTGTTGATTGCTTTATCAAAAGCAAATGCACAAGGGATAGCTATAGCATCTCGTCTGTCAAAACGTCTTGTATCAACAGGGTCATGTGATGTGTGTGAGCCTGATTTGAACACATCAATACTTGATTGATTGAATATGACAACAACAACATCACCTTTGTTTACAGGGAATGTAATTGCTGATGTACTAGAGCTAGGAAACACCAAAGGTACACTAAGAATAGCAGGATATTCTAATACATCGCTATCCACAAATTGCTTGTTGACCAACGGTTTAACATCTACACGTTGTTCACCTAAGTCTCTCACGTTCTCAACAGTACAAAGCATACAAGTATTTAAAGCAGAGAACTTGAAGTCAATGAAAGAGTTTAATCTACTCTCTAATGTATCTTCCATTATAAATCCTCTACGTTATCACACCAAATGGTCATGTGCCACTCACCACCTCTTGTATCACCTGAATACTTGATTGTACGAATACGGTAGTAATTAGCTTTGTCTTTACTAAGACTAGGTACTTTTGTTGATTCTAACTTAATCAAAGAATTGGGTTTACAATTCGGGTTTAACAAAGCCTTACACTCAACATTGAAACGAATCTTTTTAAGTGTTTTAGCTTTAACAACATTCCCTTTCTTGTTCACCTTTTCTAAAGGTGTTACCCTTTCTTCATTACTTTGTAAAGGAACATCTACCGATGTACTAACCTTTTCATAGTTAAGCTGAGGAATACCAATCAAACCACTGTCTTTGTTTAAGATGACTGCTGTTTCTGCCGTAGCGTCAGGTGTTCTACCGCGTTTATCTTTAACAGTGAGTTGACCATTACCAATATCCCATTCAAGATCATTAGCATAACACATCTCATCTAAGATTTGTTTGAATGTACCAAAAGCAGGGAATCCATAAGCTAGTGTTTTTAAGCTATTGTCACCTGATATGCTTTTAATGGGTATGTCGTTGTTATCAGCCAAATCAGTAATAACATCTTGTATTTTTGAGTTTTCAGGATATGTCTTACTAATCTTTGCAGCATTAAGAGCAGCAAATCCTTCGTAGATAACAAACTCTGTTTCTAACTCACTACCATCTTGATTAGTCTGTATCTGTAATACATCACCAACTAAGATTTCAACAAGATTACCATTGTACCCTACTTTCAGCACCACTTGACAAGCTAACTCTTTCTGTGATAGCTTACTCAATGTATCTTGAGAAAGGTTATACACTTTAAGAGAAGCTGTGTTTGTGGCCGCCCTATTATCTACGTTCTTTTGTATCTCAAACTTAACACGCAATCCGTCATCACCAATACTACCATCTAAGGTGTAGAGTGTACCAGTCTCACGGTCATTGATTGTAAGTTGATACCCTCTGTTGTATTGGTACATACATCACCCGTTATTTTGGAACACGAATCTTATACATTAAAACAAAGTAGTCAGCCCAACTCCTGTATGTCTCATCTGATTCTACAAAAGCAGGGTCTAATGGGCAAAGAATAAAAGAGCCTGTCAAACCATTCTCCTTAGCTGTGGATACAGCAGGAAAGTCAGTTAGCATATTCACTTGTATTCCTGTAAAGACTTCAACACCATTTTGTTTTGTTAGCGTAGCGTGAAATCTTTTTGTTCTCTCATTCCACAAGAAAGACATCTCGTAAGAATTACCATCAAGTTGTAAAGACACAGAGTAATAAGGGTCATTGAATAAATTTATGACTTTGTTATATGATAGAATACTCATTATTATTCCTAGTCCCTTGTTACATACGCTTTGATTTCTTCTAATTTGCCTAATTCTATAAGTCGCGGGTCGCTTTTTGACTTAGGTAATACTCTTGTCAAAGATTCGTAAATAGATTTCATCTCAAGGTTAAGAGCAGTAACATCTTTTAGATAATTATTTCGTTGTTCAAAGTACGTTAGATTGCGTAGTACGTTCTTCTCTTCTGCTGTCGGTTGACAAAGTTTGATTGTTGTACCTTTATCAACAACAGGTTTGTTTACAGATACCTCACCACCGTCAGGTGAATCAACCTCTGTGTGTAGGGTTTGGTCAGCACACCTATCCGCAACACCTTTTGCAATCTTAGCAGCAACAGCGTCTTTAAGTGTTCGGATAGATGGTATCTTACCTTTAGCAATAGACTCTGTACTCACTCTAACAAGTTTAACACGCTCTAATGAGATTTCAGGATAAACAGCATAACCACTTTCGGCATCTTCTTTGAAAGAGATATTCGTGACAATACAATTAAACTTAGAAGCAATCAAAGCAGGTGTTGACGCATCTAATGGAGTTTGATACATTAACACAGTGACAAATTGCCCTAGCTTGTGTATCTGAATCAGTCTATTCTTAATAGCGTTTTGTGTTTTGTTAGATGGAATAACACCTGTTCCGTTTGTCAATTCGCCATTCTTGAATCTAATCAAAGATTGGTTAGCAACAGAATTATCTTCATACCCATCTACACCAAAAGCAATCTGATTTAGTGGGTTGAGAAAGTCAAAATCACTAACAACACCGCTTATCTTAAACTTGTCGTTATCAGTAATAAAGTGGTCAGTGATTGTTGTACTATCTTCAACAGGGTGTGATGTAACAGTGCCACTATAGCTTTCATCAAAGCTAGTAACACTGCTGAAAACAATCGTATCACTGCTTGATTGTTCTTGTAGCACTATTATCATCTTATTTCCTTATCGGTTAATACCAACACCACCGTATTCTAAAGCATCTCGTCTAAGCATTGCAGGTGGTAATTGCACTGTCTCGTTGTTCATTAAACGTGTTTTGTCTTGTAATGACAACCCACCAAGATTCAAGAAAAACTTGTTCTCAATGTTTGTGGGTGCGTTTTGTTGTACAGCTTGTGCTGGTGAATTGCTACTATTACCACTGAAATGATTAAATATTGGGTCATTTTTCAAGTACCCCCACCAATCTGAAAGTGTAAACTTCATTTTGTCACTGAAAGGAACATCACTATAGTTTCTAAGCGGGTCACCAAACTGGTCTAAAAACTGTTTCTCAGGTTCGCCAGCAAACATTTGTGACATATTGTATTTTGTTTTAGCAAAAAACAAATCCATCTCACTAGCCAACATCTGCACAGTATAATACCACGTCATCAAGAAATTATCTTCTTCACCTTTGAAGTATCCCTCTAACTCAGAGAACAAATATATCAAACCACCAACAGCACCATATACAAGAAGGATTCTTGTCCGCATCAATAAGAAAGCAGCGTTAAGAATACTAGCACTGATGATAGCTCTACCTAGAACCAAAGATAACGCTAAACCCAAAGCCTTGACTATAGGTATCAAAGCTAAAGCACTTAGTCCTGCTACCGTAAAGATGGTAGACAAAGGGTTTTCTTTTACATACACACCCATTGCTTTAAAGAAAGTCCATATCTTTTTAAGCAAAGATAGTACAAAAGCAATGCTTTTACCAACAGCGTTGATTATAGGTACTAAAGCACTAAACATTGCCGCAAGAGCTTGGTCTAAACCACTTTTCAATATCAACAAAGACATTTCTTTGAGTTTGTTATTGAACTGCTCTTGTTTGGCTGCTGATTGTTGTAACGCTACAGAAAGAGTGCCTTGTTTGTCAGCCCACTCTCCCATCATCACACCTGCTTTAAGAACAATATCAGAGCCTACTTTACCATCTTTCATAAGGTTTTGTAAGCCTTTGACATCTGTTCCTGCTGCTTTGGCAAATATCTCAAACACACCTGCTGCACGTTCAGCTAACTGACCACGCAATTCTTCTGCTTGTATGGCCTCTTTATTGAACATTTGACTAACAGCTCTCAAAGAGCCTTTAATCTGTTCTGGTGTCATCTGTAAGGTACGAAAGTATTTATTCATACCCTCAGACATTTGTTGGATTTGTTCTACACCTGCTGTTCTTTTAGCGGATTGGAATATCGAAGCGTAAGAAGCACCAAACTCTGATACGTTTAAAGCCAATTCTTGAGATGTTTTCTTAACAAACTCTAAATTACTGTTGAACACGGCAGCGTTTTCAGACACAGCTTGAAGTTTCATCTCCATAGCTTGCATCTCACGACCAGCTTGGACTAACTCCCTAAAACCATATCCTGCGCCAAGCATACCTCCGATGCCCATACCTGTAGGCAACATTGGACGCAAGAAAGCACCTACACCCATTGCTTGTAGTAAACCACCACCTACACTTGTACCACCTTGTCCTGTAGGGTGTCTATTTCCTTGACCACTACCTCCTCCACCATACCCACCACTAGGTCTTGGTAGTGGACTACCTGCTGCACCTCTCAATCTCTCAAGAAGTAGTACAACAGGCTCTAAGTGTTGACGATAAGTGTCTAGTGTGGTAATGTTGCTTTTAAGGCGATTCTCAAACCAATTAAGTTTACGTTCTGAGTCAAACACATCTTGGCCAAACGTCACCATTTGATTGCGAGTGGCTTGCATCACACCGTCATATTGTCTGATTGCAGCTACTAACCGTTTACGCCAATCTGTAATGTTCTGAGGATTGAATAAACGATTAAACTCTCCCATGCGTCCTGCAAGGGTTTTCAAACGTCTATTCATATTAGCAGTATCTTTCAGAACCTCTGTAAACTCTTTCTTTAGAGTTTGCATCTCTGTTCTAAAAGTTGTCAACCCCGATTGGTCAACATTAAAACCAAGACTAGCGTAAAGACTAGCAATCTGTTGTGACATTTATAGCCCCTTATTTCTCTTTATCTCTGCGAGCTTTATCTTCTGCAAGGATAGCGTCCCTCACTTCTAAGATTTCTAAGAAGTCGTATAAATCCTCTAACGAATACACTGTTTGCAATTCATGTAATGTAGCTAATCTAGGCTCTTGGCTTGTTATCACCCTATATATCTCAGGGTGAACACTAAACTGTTCGTTTATCTGTTTTGTAAGACGAGAGGATAGTCTTTCATCACTCGTTTCCGTTTGTCTTACTTTTTGTCGGAAGCGAGGTTTAGAAAAACATCTAAGAAGTTAAACTTAATCACTTCAAATAACAAACGATACAATGTAGCTAAATTACCTGTAAACTCGTTGTCAAAGTTTACACTCATTCCATTCTTAAACACACAAGATTCAATTAATTCTTTAGATAATGAAGCTATGTCCACTTTCTCCATATCTTCTAAGAACACCTCAGCAATTCGTGATAACACGTTAGCTTCGATGTCAGGAGCGATTTCTACGGAATCTGCTTTGACAACATCACCAGCACTCATAAATTCAATAACACTACGACCAATCAGTTTCATAACCTTTGGTTGTAGAGACAGTGCTTTTGTTGCAGATAATGTATTAATAGTATATTGGGTAGAGCCAATTAAGACTTCTTTTTGCTTGAACATTTTGATACGCCTAAATGATAGAGAATACAATCATTCTCAAAGTAAAATAAATGGGTAGCTTTCCCAAACTACCCTAGCTTGTTTATACATCTAAACAAGTAAATCTATCAATCCACCAAAGGCATAAGGATTAACACAAATTGTCCATGTCCTTTCGCCTAGAGCTTCTTCTAAGTCACAATCAGCACCAGTTTCTATATAACCTGTGCTGTAAATGTGTACAGTACCACCATTACCTGTTAGTACAACCTCAAAGAAAGAATCAGGATTTCTCTCTGTTCTAGCTAATAATTGCTCTAAATAAACAAGAGATGGTGATGTTTGTAACATTGTAATAGACAGCAAGAAAGGCTTACGATTCATTTTAACACGAGCAGAATATACCTCGTGGATACCGTCTACTTTCTTTGTTGTAACATTGCCACGTCTTAAAGAGATTCTTGTAATCCCTCCTAAAGTAACGCCTGCTACAGATAATGTGTTTTCAGATGGGTCATAGAATGTTAATGACATTAAAATAACCCCCCGATAATAGATGTTGCTTCTGATAATGTTTGTATAGCAGCTAACGCTTCTAAGAAATCATTGTCATCATCTACACCAGCAATAGTGTGAGACGCATCAAAACACTTGATTGTCCATACTCTGTTTTCAATTCCTTTCGAGTATGTGACCTCTGGTTCTTCATCTAACCAAACTTTAGTAGAAAAGAATATACTCTTATCAGACTTGATAATAAGAGGCATCTTTGTCATAAGACTAGATGACACAGCTTTAATCTTTGCTAAACCACTCAATCCACTAAAAGGACTTCTGTTGTTTAATACAGACACGCTGTTCTTTTGTAACTTCTGTACTTGGTGTAAGAATTGATTAACAGGAGATGTTTGTGCTAATGTCACTGTCACTGTATAAGTACTATGTCTATTAACAGAGACAACAACATTGCCGTCCATACTGCGTCTATGTGTAAAGACAGGTGTTTCACGTTTAATAGAAACTACCTGTCCCTCAGCAAAACCGTAGAGTTTTCTACCTGCAAGCGTAACGCTTATGTCGGATGGTGAATAAGTATAAACACTCACAGGAATCTCCTAATCTTATACGCGCCATTCAGCAGGTACGTTACCACCCAATGCTTCAATAGCAGCTACATCTTCTGGACTGATTTTACCATTACCGCCTAACAAAACATCCATACGACTTGTATCAAACATCCAATCACGACCATTCAT